GAAGATATATTTGATAAAATAGATTTATCAGTAAGGCAACAAGGCTCAAGAAATAGAGTGATAATGATAATGAATCCAGCAACTAAAGAACATTGGATATATCAAAGGTTTTTTGAGATTAGAGGTGTTGAAGCTGGAAGCAATTTAATAAAAGGCAATACAAGTTATTGCCATACAACATATTTAGATAATATAGAAAATTTATCAGCAAGTTACATTGAACAGATAAATGAAATGAAACAAAGAAGACCTGAAAGATATAAGCACACTATTGAAGGAGCTTGGCTTGATAAAGCAGAAGGTGTTATATTTAGTAATTGGAGCATCGGAGAATTTAAGCAAGTAGGTAAAATAGTTTTTGGACAAGATTATGGATTTAGTAATGACCCTTCAACACTACTTAAAACAAGTATAGACAAACAGAATAAAATTATTTATGTTCAACTATGTTTCTATCAACCTAAACTAACTACAAGCGAAATATCAGTATTAAATAAAAAGTTTGCAGCTAACAATTTAATTGTTGGTGATTCAGCAGAACCAAGATTAATAAATGAATTAAGCAAAGATTGTAATATTGTTCCAGCAATAAAAGGACAAGGTTCAATAACATTTGGTATAAGCTTGCTACAAGATTATGATTTAATAATAACAGAAGATAGCACAGATTTAATTAAAGAGCTTAACAATTATTGTTGGTTGGAAAAGAAATCACAAACACCTGTTGACAATTTTAACCACGCTATTGATGCTTTGAGATATGCAGTAAGTTATCAGTTGCAGAATCCTAATTTAGGTGAATATCATTTCTATTAGCCCCGCTTAAGCACCCCTTAAGCATTAAGATAAGAAAAGATAAGATAAGATAAAGAGTAAAAAAAAAGTGTAAAATGTTTTGTATTTAATTAATTATAATTATATTTGACCACAAGAAAGAATTAACTTCGACGAAAATTCTTGTAAAATAAGTTTTATAAATCTGGCATCGTAAGAAGCTTAATTGCGAAGTAGAGTAAGTCCAGAACGCATTTAAAAGTAGACCGCGAAATTTACTTTTTAAAGATTTGGAGTAATTCTCAGGAGTTGCTCCATTTTTTTTATATTTGTATAGCAAACTAAATGTGTAAAATTTACCATTAAGTATATGTCAATGGTTAAGGATGTAGTCGGCAAAAGAGCGTTGCATCCTTTTTTTTTAAATTCGTACATAACACTAAGCACTTTTTTTTACATTATATATAAATGAAGTTAACTATAAATATACCAGAATCATTAAATGAAGTTACACTAAAGCAATACCAAAAATGGTTAAAGATTGCAGAAGGTAAAGAAGTAGATAATTTTCTTCAGCAGAAGATGGTAGAAATATTTTGTAACATTGAATTAAAACAAGTCTTACAAATTAAAGCTATTGATATAAATAACATTTGCGAAAACATTACAAAGCTATTTGAACAAAAACCTAAATTCATAAATAAGTTTAATCATAATGAAACAGAGTTTGGATTTATACCAAAATTAGACGATATGAGCTTTGGTGAGTATATTGATTTAGATACTTATCTTGGAGATTGGCAATTGATGCACAAAGCAATTAGTGTTTTATTTAGGCCAATTACATACAAGAAGAAAGAGCAATATTTAATAGAAGATTATCAAAGTTCAGATAAATACGATTTACAAAATATTACTTTAGATATTGTATTTGGTTCACTTGTTTTTTTTTGGAATTTAAGAACAGAATTGCAGAATCATATCCTGAATTATTTAGCGAATCAGAAGGAGGTGAAAGTACCTCAAGACTTTCAGGATTTAATCAAAAATGGGGTTGGTATCAATCCATTTATGGACTTTGCGAAGGTAACATTAGAAAAATAGATGAGGTAACAAAAATGAAATTACATACTTGCTTAATACATTTAGCATTTGAAAAAGAAAAAGCAGAACTTGAAAAACATATATTGAATAGAAATGCAAAGAGATGATATACTTAAAGAATTAATTGAGCGTGAAATGTTCGGTAAAGATGAGTATGTTATACTTGCTGATGGTTTTGAAACTGCTTTTCTTGGTGTTACAGCTCTTAAACCAGCAAGAGCTATTTATAGTTACTGGCAATGCTTAGATATTATTATGCAAGCAGATGGAACTGATTTTGATGAAGCTATGGACTGGTTGGATGAATTTATTAATGAAGATTTAGGGGAACACGCTCCTTTATACATAAAATTATTATGAGAAGTTTTTATAAAGTAATAGATAAAGTAAAAGAAGTTATTGATGCTGAACCATTCAATCACGAAATTAGTTTTGGTGATATTGCAGACATTGATTTAAAGAAGCAGAGCTTGTTTCCATTAGCACACGTTATGATTAACAATGCTACAATAAGCAACAATTATGTAACATTAAATATTACAATATTCTTTATGGACTTAGTAGATATTAGCAATGAACAAGTAACTGACTTATATAGAGGTAATGACAACAGGCAAGATATATTAAACACTCAATTATCATTAGCTACAAGAGTTATGAGAGTTATGCAAAATGCTGATTTATATAGAAACGAATTTGAATTAATTAATGATGCTAATTGCGAACCATTTACAGAACGTTTTGATAATATGCTTGCAGGCTGGGCTGTAACATTCGATATAGGTGCAAAATCTAATATGACTTATTGCTAATGAGTGAATTTAAAAAGGCATTAGAAAAATACGCTAAGTATGTAATACAGCAGTCAAGAAGCAACTTGAGTAAAGGCAAGAATAATGCTTCTAAAAAACTATACAACAGTTTAAGCTATAAAATAAACAAAAACAGAGTAACGTTTGAAAGTGAAAAGTATGGTGAATTTTTAGATAAAGGTGTTCGAGGTTCTAAGCACGATTATGCAGAAAGTCAATCAAGCCCTTTTAAGTTTACTACTAAACAACCTCCAGCAAGTGTATTTGAAAAATGGATTAAACAAAGAGGTATAAAAGGTAGAGATAAAAAAACAGGTAGATTTATAACTAATCAATCTTTAAGTTTTTTAATAGCAAGAAGCATAAAGAATAAAGGAATTAGAGCAACAATGTTTTTTACTAAACCTTTTGAAGCAGGTATTGATAAATATAGTGATGAAATGATACAAGGAATATTACAAGATAATTTAGAATTATGAGTACAATTATAAGAACACGAAGCCCATTTTTTATAAGAACACCTGAAGAAACAAGTGTTGATTTAAGTTATTTTCAAATTCAAATTGCAATCTTGTCTGGTAATTATGCTGCTACATTGCCAGAATGCGGTAGAACATTTACAGAAACAATTACATTAAATAAAAAACCGATTAATAGTGAAGATTCGGTAACTGTAGATATTAGTCAAATAGTCAATAATTATTTTCAACAAAATTATCAGCAACAAGCATTATCACAACCATATAGAAGGATTCAATCATTGTGGGTTACTGTAACAACTAAACCATATAAAGCTGATGGAACAGCAATAACAACTGGAACTTCAATTATTTATTTAGCTCAAGAAGGTTATAATAAGTTTTCAGAAGGCGTTAACTACACAATAGAACCAAATGCTATGTTAACTGCTAATTATATACAATATAATAATGGAAGTGCAATTGAAATTCCTGTCAATGTAGAAGCTGTAAGTTCGGTTGATTTTAAAAGCGGTAATACTACAATTTCTACACAAAGTGTATCTGATACAACGTCCACTTTTACAAAAATTCTGTATGTTGATTTAACAACCTCAAGTAATATAACAAGCATTGTAATTACTTACAGCGGCTCAAATACAAGGACAATAATAGTAGAAAGAGTTGATGAATGTAAATATCCAGTTTTTACGTGTAAGTTTTTAAATAGATGGGGGGCGTATCAATCTGTTAATTTTTTTAAGAAATCAACCGAAAGCTTAGAAACTCAAAAAGAAAATTACAATAGGTCAATTTTTAACGCGGCGTTTAAATATAGAACACGTGGAGGCGATGGAGGGGTTGACAATCCATGTGAAAATTTCTTTACATATAACACTTATTCAGCCAATGAACACAGCAATAAAACATATAATACAAATGGAACTGAAACACTAGAATTAAATACAGGTTTTGTAAGTGAACAAATGAATGAAACCTTTAAGGAACTAATTGTTAGTGAGTATGTTTATCTAACTGACAGCTCAAATAATACATACCCAGTAAATTTAAAAGATAGTTCACTTACTTACAAAACAGCATTAAATGATAAAATGATTAATTACACAATGAGCTTTGAAAAGTCATTTAAGTTAATTAACAATGTAAGATAATGCAAGAGTTAATTTTATATATACAACCTCAATTAGTAAATCAAACTGCACAAGACTTTGTGAGAGTTGATTTAATGGAAGCTGAACTAATAACAATAACTCAAGTTATTCAAGATGTTAAAGAGATTGACAAAATATTTACTGACTATTCAAGAACGTTCAATTTACCAGCTTCAAAAACTAATAATAAAATTTTTAAGTATTGGTACAATCCAGATGTAATAGGTTTTGACAATCAAATAATGGCTTCTGCTATTATAGAGCTTAATCATTTACCATTTAAAGAAGGTAAAATTAAACTTGAAGAAGTTGTAATGAAGGATGGTGCGCCAAGCATATACAAAGTAACATTCTTTGGTAATACTGTTTCATTAAGTAATTTAATAGGTGAAGACCAGTTAGAAAATTTAAACTGGTTAAGTAATTTTAATGTTTTATCTACATTCACAAATATTAGAAATGGCTTTGAAAACGGCCTTGACATTACAGTTAATTCTGTTACTTATGCAGATGCTATAATTTATCCATTAATAAGTGTTGAACAACCTTATATTTATGATAGTGGTGGTCAGTTTGATAACTTCGGCAATATTGCTTATGGTACTGGAACAAACTACAATAAAAGAGGTGTTTTCCCAGAGGATTTAAAACCAGCTATAAAAGTAAGCTTAATTCTAAAAGCTATCGAGCAACAGTATGGGTTAAATTTTAAAAGTGGTGAGTTTTTTGACAGTGCTGCAATCTCTAATCTATATATGTGGCTTCACAGAGAAAAAGGCAAAATAAACCAAACAATTAAATCTGAATTAATAATTGACACTTCTTTTGCTTGTGCAGTTGCAACAAATTTATTGTCACCGCCAGAAAGTGATTCTTGTAATTTCTTTGCAACTACATCACAAGCTAAATTTAATAATGGCAAATGGGAAATTGAAAAAACAACTGATTTAAGTGCATTTTCAATGAGTGTAGAAATAACTACTAGTTCAGTACAAAAATATACTATTGAAATACTTGACGAATTAACTGGTGTACAATTAGGAATTAGAAGTGGAACAGGTGCTCAAACATTAAATTTAGGATTATTTAATCCAAATGTTGACGATGTAATTGATAAAGAAATGCAAGTTGGGGACAAAAAAAATATTATTGTCAAAATAAGTTCAGATTCTCAATTAACATTTACATCACAAATTCAAGTTTTTGTTCGTAAAGACGAATTTACATCAAGTGCAAAATTTTACAGTTCTGTTTATTCGCACACTAATCAACTAACAACTGTTAATGATACATTATCTATTATTAACAATATGCCTAAAATAAGTGTTTTAAACTTCTTAAAAGGATTGTTTAAAATGCACAACCTAACAGCATTTGTTAATGACAACAATGAGATAGTAGTAAAAACATTAGATTCTTTTTATTCTGGTGGTGATACAATAGATATTAGCAAATATGTAGTAACTGATAAAAACACAATTGGAGCTAATTTACCATTTACAGAAATTGACTTACAATATCCAGAACCTAAAACAATTTTAGCACAACAGTTTTTGCAACAAAACAATATAAGATTTGGTGAGCTTGAATTTATATCTAATGCAAGTAAAGGCAGTAAATATGTAGTTGAAGCACCATTTGAAAAAATGATGTTTGAAAGATTAAATGACCAAGACAATGGTAATCAAACTTCTGTTCAATATGGTTTATTTACTGATGACGATTTAAAGCCTGCTATTGGCGCACCTTTATTATTTTATGGTGTTTATAGACAAAACATAACACCAACAATTAACTATGTAGATACAACAAGACCAGCAAGTGGAACACCAACAAGCGGAACTCAACATAATATCAACGATTATTGGATGCCAAGTAATTATAATGAAGTAGGTACAAGTACAACAGCGCCTACATATAATACAAATTTTGGAAGTGAAATAAACGAATACAATCTTACTGATTATGGCGGTGCTAATAATAGCTTATTTCAATTGTATTATGAAAACTATATTACAAGAGTATTTAATAAGAAAACAAGATTATTTAAGTATAAAGCAATACTTCCTTTAAGCATATTAATAAAACTGTCATTAGATGACAAAATAATTGTAGGAACAAGAGAATTTACGATAAATAAAATGACTACTAAACTGCAAAGTGGTGAAACTGAATTAGAACTTTTAAATGAACCATCATGAGAATAATATTAGAAGCATTAGCATTTTGTAAAGAACACAAGTTATATGATAAAAACATCAATATAGCATTAGGTAAAAACAAAGTGCCTATGACAATTAAAGAAGGATTAGAACAATTAAGATTTAAAAAATGAAGCAAGTTACATACAGTCTTAAAATAGAAACTGAAAAGTCAGAACAAAATGTTAAAAATCTTGATAAAGAGGTTAACAAATTAAATAAAGACCTACAAAAAACAAGCAGCGAATCAAAAGAAGTTGAAGGCAATATTGATGGAGTTGCTGCGATAGGTGATAAGTTTACTGGTGGTTTAGTCTCAGGATTTACAGGAGCTTTAAAATCAATAAGAGCTGTTAACGGCGGTTTTAAATCAATGAAGCTTGCAATAATGTCAACTGGTATTGGTGCTTTAGTAGTTGTTCTTGGTTCTTTAGCTGCTGCATTTTCATCAAGTGAAGAAGGGCAAAATACATTTAATAGATTGTCAACTATTATGGGTGCTTTAATTGGCAACCTTGTTGATTTACTTGCTGATTTAGGTGAAAAATTAATCGCAGCTTTTGAGAATCCGCAACAAGCATTAAGAGATTTTACTAAACTAATTAAAGATAATCTTGTTAATAGATTTGAAGGTTTACTTGAATTAATTCCACAATTAGGAAAAGCTGTTAAATTATTATTTGAAGGTGAATTTGCTGAAGCTGGAAAAGTAGCGATTAATGCGAATGCTAAAATAGTTTTAGGTGTTGAAAATATTACTGATAAAGTAGAAGAAGCAATTGTTGTTACTAAAGAATTTATTGAAGAACAAAAAACAGAAGCAAAATTAGCAGGTGAAGTTGCTGATATGAGAGCTAAAGCAGATAAAGTTGAAAGAAAACTATTAGTAAATAGAAGTAAACTTGAAAGCGACATTGCACTATTAAGATTAAAGGCAAGGCAAGAAGATGAGTTTAGTGCTGAAGTAAGAAAAGCTGCTTTATTAGAAGCTCAAGATTTAGAAGACCAATTATTGAATCAAGAGAAACAAGCTTTAATACTTAGAAAAGATGCTCAAGTTTTAGAAAACACATTTAGCAGAACAAATAAAGAAAACAAAGATAAAGAAGCACAAGCAATAGCTAATGTCAATAGGCTTGTAGCAAGACGTGCTGACATTGCAAGAACGCTACAAAGAGAATTAAATACTATTAATAAACAAATAGAGGCAGAAGATAAAAGGCTTACTGATGATGAAATAAAAAGATTAGAAGAAGTTGAAGCATTAAAACAAAAACAAATACTTGACGAAATAAAAAGAGAAGATGCACAATACAAACTTCTTCAACAATTACAAAACACCGCACAAGAACAAGAAATTTTTGAGCTCACACAACAATATGACAAAAAGTTTGAATTAGCTGTTGGTAATGCTGAATTAGAAAAAGAACTTACAGAAAAACAAAATCAAGATATTGCAGCCATTAACAAAAAGTTTGATGACAAAAGAGTTTCTGATAATAAAGCTGCTAATGATAAACAAAAAGCTGACGATGAACAGTTAAAACAATCTAAAATAAAAGCTGTTTCAAATAGTTTAGCAACAATAGGAAACTTAGCTCAAGCTTTTGCAGGTGAAAGTGAAAAAGAACAAAAGAAAGCTTTTGATATTCAAAAAGGCGTAAGCATTAGTCAAGGATTAATAAGCACCTATGAAAGTGCTGTTTCTTCTTACAAATCACTTGCAGGTATTCCAGTAATTGGCCCTGCATTAGGTTTTACAGCAGCAGCAGCGGCGGTTTCAGCAGGTTTATTAAATGTGAATCAAATTAGAAAACAAAAATTTCAATCTACAGGTGGTGGTACTCCACCAGCACCATCACCAAGTACAGGTGGTATATCTTCAGGAGGCGCACCATCACAGCCACAAGCACCAAGTTTCAATGTAGTAGGTCAAAGCGGTTTTAATCAAATCGCTGGAGCGTTAGGACAGCAGCAACCAATTCAAGCATTTGTAGTAGCAAGTGAAGTAACAACACAACAGCAGTTAGATAATCAAATTGTAAGTACAGCAACTTTTTAAAATAAAATAAAATGAATATAGTAGAATTATTATTAGACGAAGAAAACGAGGTAAATGGAATCGATGCCGTTTCAATCGTAGAGAATCCAGCAATTGAAAGCAACTTTCTTGCATTAGCAGACCAAGAAATAAAATTGGCAAAAGTAGATGAAGAAAAAAGAATCTTAATGGGAGCTGCTTTAATACCTAACAAACCAATATTTAGAAAACAAGGTGAAGAAATGTTTTATGTTTATTTTTCTAAAGAAACAGTTAGAAGAGCTTCAGAATTATTCTTTATGAACGGCAATCAAAACAATGCAACTTTAGAACATCAAATGAGCATTAATGATTTAACAGTTGTGGAATCGTGGATTGTAGAAGGTGAACAAGATAAAAGCAGATTGTATGATTTAGAAGTTCCAGTTGGAACGTGGATGATTTCAATGAAAGTTGAAAATGATGAGGTTTGGAATGATTATGTAAAAAGCGGAAAAGTAAAAGGATTTAGTATCGAAGGCTATTTTGCAGACAAAGCGAAGATTGAAAAAAAAGATGACATAAAATCTGAAATGAAAGCTATTATGGAAGATGAAGCGCAATATATGTTAAGCAATATTAAAGCACTTATTAAAAAAGATAATAGAACTAAAGAAGGTAAAAGATTAGAACTTGAAACATTTAATGATTATCCTGCAGCAGTAAGCAACAATGCTAAACGTGGAATTGAATACAATGAAAAAGTTAATAATAAATGCGCAACTCAAGTTGGTAAAATAAGAGCTCAACAATTAGCTAAAAAAGAAAACATTAGTAAAGAAACATTAAAAAGAATGTACAGCTATTTAAGTCGAGCTGCTGAATACTATGATGAAAATGATAAAGAAGCTTGCGGAACTATTTCTTATTTATTATGGGGTGGTAAAGCTGGTTTACGTTGGAGCGAAAGCAAACTTAAAGAACTTGGTGAAATTAATTTAGCTTCAATGATGATTAATGATGACTTCGCTATTATAGATGATAGGCTTGCTTATAGTACACAAGAAAAAGCAGAAGAAATGGCAGCAAACATAGGATGCGAAGGTTTTCACATTCACGAGTTTGAAAATAAAGAATGGTACATGCCTTGCGAAAAGCACGAATTAAAAAAGCCTTGTTATGATGGTTATGAAATGATTGGCTTTAAAATAAAAAATGGTAGAAGAGTTCCTAACTGTGTAAAAATGAAATAAAATGAAAAGAAGAAGAAAATCAAAAACACTAAGCAGAACTTCACCAACAGGAGGAAGAAGAGGTTGTTTATGTGATGATGGCACGTATAGCGTAAACTGTTGCGATGGTTCACACCAAGCACAAGGAATCGGAGTTATAACAGGCGCTGGAGTTTTACTATTAGAAACAGGCGCAAATTTAAAACAAGAAAATAACAATAATATAAAACTTTAAAAATGAGTAAAAGAATATCAGAATTAAATGCAACTACTGATTTAACACAAAGTGATGAATTTGCAGTTGTTCAAAGTAATGAAACAAAAAAAATTACTTTTAAAAATCTACAAAAAGAAATAATAAATTATTTAGTTCCTTATAGCTTAACAGTTGTTCCAAGTGTTAATGATGATTTAGGGCGTTCAATATTTGCAGATGCTGAAATGATAAAGCTAACTTGGAGTGGTGCAAATGGTTCTATGATTTTAACACTTCCTGACTGTACAGATGCAAACAACACAAATAGAGTAATAAGATTAATTTCAGATTCTTCATTTGCTACTAACACAAGAGTATATGTAACACCAGCTTCTGGTCAAAATTTAGATGGTTCTTCAAGTAACTATGAAATAAACAAAGCGTATGAAGGTGTTACAATTTGGAGTGATGGTTCTGAGTGGTTTATTATACAGAAAAAAGCATCTTAAAAATAAATATTGTTAAAACACATAACACTTTGGACTTTTTTTTACATTAAGTGTATAATATGATAATTATGAAAGCAAACGAAATACTAAGCAAAATTAAAAATATTGTTGGTGTTGAACTTTCTGAAGAAAAAACAGAATTAGCTGAAATGGTACTTGAGAACGGTACTATACTTGTTGCAGAATCTTTTGAAGCAGGTAAATCAATATTCATTAAAACAGAAGAAGAAGAAATTGCGCTTCCTGTTGGTGAATATGAATTAGAAGATGGCAAAATTCTTATAGTATCTGAAGAAGGATTAATCGACAGTATTAAAGAAGCAGCAGCAGAAGAAGAAGCTGTTGAAGAAGAATTATCTGAAGAAACAGTATCTGAAGAAGTAGAAACTGAATTGGAAGAAGAAGAAGAAATGAAATATGTTACTAAAGAAGAATTTTCATTAGCTATGAATGAGCTTAAAGAAATGATTGAAAAAATGGGTAACAAAGAAGAAAAAGAAGAACTATCTGAAGTTAAGGAAGAAGTAGAAGAAGTTGAACTATCTGCTGAACCTGTAAAACACAATCCAGAAAAAGAAGATAAAAAATTAAACTTCAAAATTTCTGCTAATAAGGTTGTAACAACTAAAGATAGAGTTTATAATAAAATATTTAACAATTAAAATAAAATAAAATGGCAACAACAACAAGTATAACTTCAACTTACGCTGGTGAATTTGCAGGAAAATATATTTCTGCAGCTTTACTTAGTGGAGCAACTATCGAACAAGGTGGTATTGAAGTAAAACCAAACGTAAAATTTAAAGAAGTAATCAAGAAAGTAGCAACAGATGCTAATATTATTAAAGATGCAACTTGTGATTTTACACCAACAGGAACTGTAACTCTTACTGAAAGAATTTTACAGCCTGAAGAATTTCAAGTAAATCTTGAATTATGTAAATCAAATTTCACTTCTGATTGGGAAGCAGTACAAATGGGATATTCTGCATTTGACAATATGCCTCCTAAATTTTCAGATTTTATGATTGGCCACGTAGCTGGATTAGTAGCTGAAAAGAATGAGAAAAACATTTGGGAAGGCGCTAATGCAAACGCTGGTGAATATGATGGATTAGTTACTTTAGCTTTAGCTGATGCTGATGTTATTGATGTAGCTTCACACGCTGCTGTAACTGCCGCAAACGTAGTTGACAAATTAGGTTCTATTGTAGATGCAATTCCTTCAGCTCTTTATGGAAAAGAAGATTTACACATTTACATTTCACAAAACATTGCAAGAGCTTACGTAAGAGCTTTAGGTGGATTTGCTGCTACTAACTCAGGTGTAGACGCTAAATCTCATATGTGGTATGGTGACCAAGCATTATCTTTTGATGGTGTTAAGTTATTCGTAGCTAATGGACTAAATGACGATACTGCAATGGCTGCTGAAAAATCAAACTTATTCTTTGGTACAGGATTACTTTCTGATTATAACGAAGTTAAGTTATTAGATATGGCGGATTTAGATGGTTCGCAGAATGCAAGAGTTGTAATGAGATATACGGCTGGTGTTCAATATGGCATTGGTTCTGACATCGTTCTTTACCACGCTTAAGAAAATTAATTAACAATGGAGCGTTGAAATGCGCTCCTTTTAAAACTTTAACAAATGGCATGCGATTTATCAGCAGGACGTAAGAATCCTTGTAAAGACCAGATTGGCGGAATTGTTAGAGCTTGGTTTGTAGACTTCGGAGATTTAGGTACAGTTACAGAAACAGCCGACGAAATAACAGATTTAAGCGGAACATTTACCTGCTACCAATACGACTTGAAAGGAACAAATAGTTTAGAACAAGCTATTACTTCTTCAAGAGAGAATGGAACTACATTCTTCGAACAAACATTAACACTAACTTTACCTAAATTATCTAAAGAAGATAATAAAGAATTAAAACTAATGGCTTACGGTAGACCACATATAGCAATAGAAGACAGAAATGGAAACTTTATGCTTTGTGGAACTGCACACGGTTGTGAAGTAACTGGAGGTTCAATTGCGACTGGTACTGCATTTGGTGATTTGAGCGGATACTCTTTAACTTTAGCTGCTTCTGAATTGAAGCCTGCTAACTTTATAAGTGGTGGAACTGCTGCGAATCCTTTTGCTGGTATGAGTTCAGCAACTGTAACTGTAACAGTAGGTACTAATAGTTAAAAAATACTCAATTAATAGTTGTGTAATTCATAATATAGTTGGTTTGAAGGGGAGGAAGTAGTTAGCCTCCCTTTTTTTTATTTTAAGATAATGCAGATATTAACGAAAAGCGGAACAAGAGTAATTAACTTTATACCAAGAGAAACAATTGATGGTGTTAAAGTTTATAAGCTCGTAATTAAATCTGAAGCAAAAAATAAAATTATTTTAACAGATGAAGCAGCTACTTTTACAGAATTAGATTATTTTTACACTTATACAACTACACAAGCTTTGACAGAAAATAACTACTATACTATAACAATTACCAACACAACAGATAACAATATTATATTTAAAGATAAGATGTATTGTAGCAATCAAACACTAAGCGATTATGAAATAAGCAATGGTGTTTATATAGAGCAAAGCACAGGAGATAACGAATTTATATACTACAATGGATAATTTACATTTAATACAGCTTAACGAATATGAAAGGCCAACTATTACAGAAGAACGTAATAGAAACTGGGTAGGAATAGGAGACAATAACGATTACTATCAATGTTTAATTGATGCTTATATGGACAGCACAACTAACAATGCAGTAATTAATGGTATTGTTAATCTTATTTATGGTAAAGGCATTGATGCAACAGATTCAAGTAAAAAGCCTGAGCAATATGCTCAAATGAAAAGTTTGTTAAAACCAAAAGATTTAAGATGTGTTTCACAAGATTTAAAAATATTAGGTGAAGCATCTTTTCAAATAACTTATAATAAAAATAAAATTTCAGCAATTACATATTTTCCAAGAGAAACTTTAAGAGCTGAAAAAATGGATGAAAAGGGTAACATTAACAATTATTACTATGCGCCTGATTGGACAAAAGTTACAAAAAACACAAAGCTAACAAAGTTTCCTGTTTTTGGTAGTGGCGCACAAAATGAAATCTACATTGTAAAAAGAAGCTTAACTGGTTTTTATTACTATTCACCAGCAGACTATCAAACAAGCTATGCAATATTAGAAAAAGAAATTGCAGACTATTTAATTAACGATACTCAAAACGGCTTTTCAGGTACTAAAGTAGTGAACTTCAATAATGGTGTTCCTGATAGAGAAAAACAATTACAGATAAAAACTGATGTACTAAATAAACTTACTGGAAGCTATGGCGAAAAGGTAATCGTTGCGTTTAATAATAATGCAGAAAGTAAAACAACTGTTGAAGATATTCCGCTGAATGATGCGCCTGCACATTATGAATATTTAAGTACAGAGTGTCAAACTAAAATAATGGTAACACATCGCGTTACTTCACCTTTATTACTTGGTTTAGGTTCTGCAAACGGCTTTTCAAGTAATGCAGATGAGATTAAAAATGCTACACTATTATTTGATAATATTGTTATTAAGCCTTACCAAAATTTAATTATTGATGCGCTTGATGAAATACTTGCTTATAATGATATTTCATTAAACTTATATTTTAAAACTCTTGAGCCTTTAGAGTTTATGGAACTTGATGATGTAGTGAGTGAAGAACAACGCGAAGAAGAAACAGGAATCAAGAAAGAAGAAACAGAACTTGAAATAATGGCTTCTAAGCAAATAAAAGATAAAGATAGTGATAAACTACTTCACGATGCTTTAAACTCTCTTAAAGGCGAGATAATGAACTCTGATGAAGTTGAAATGATTGATATTAGAGATGTTGAAGAAGATAACGAAAGTGAAGAAGATTGGGCAGCTTCAATGATTCAATTAAGTGAAACTGTAGATAGTAAAGAGGATGGTTTTTCTACTTTAGATAAATCAATGTATAAAGTAAGATACAAATATGCTAAAGGCAGCAGCAGAGGTGGTGAAAGTAGAGAGTTTTGTAAAGAAATGATGGCAAGAACAAGACAAGGCATAGTGTATAGATTAGAAGATATTGACAAAGCAAGTAGAGATATGAATTTTAAAGCTGCAGAACTACCTATGCACAATGGTCAAAACTACGATTTATTTAAGTTTAAAGGCGGTGTTTATTGCAGACATAAATGGCAACAAATATTATACAAAATTAAGAAAGGAAAAGAAACAGGAAGTAAAGATTTAGATGATTACAAAACGACTAAAGCTATTCCTAAAAGTTACGAACCAAAACCAAGAGGTAGAAAACAAGCTGTTAAAGCTCCTGTAAATATGCCTAACAATGGTCATCATCCAAACTATAAGAAATGAGCAAAGCACTATTTGTAACAAGACACGATATTTCAGTTTTCACTGCTGCTAATGGTAACATCGATAATGACAAGCTTTTACCATTTATAAACCAAGCTCAGGACATTCATATACAGAATTATTTAGGCACTGATTTATACGAAAAAATTCAAGCAGATATTGTTGCAGGTACTTTAGCAAATCCTTATTTAGCTTTACTTTCTGATTATATAAAAAGTATGCTTTTACATTGGGCAATGGTTGAATACTTACCATATGCTGGAGTTAATATTGCTAATGGTGGAATATATACAAAGAATCCTGAAAATAGCACAGCACTAACAAAAGAACACGTTGATAGCTTAGTTGAAAGAAGTAGAACAACAGCTCAATTCTATACTAATCGATTTATTGACTATATGACTTTTAATCAAACAACTTTTCCTGAATACAACAGTAATAGTAATGATGATATGTCACCTGATACAAATGCAGATTTTGGAGGATGGGTACTTTAAAAAAATAGATTATGGCAGTAACAAACGATTGGGGACAAGCAGCAAAAAACAGCACAAATGGATTTGGTAAATTAGCCACTAATACTATTAATGAAGGTGCTATTTATGAAAATAGTTGGAGTGGTGATACTGCTTTAATTGGTACTTCAGCATCCTTTGCATATGGCAAAAGTTCATATAATCAAGGTGAAGCTGACCCAACACCAACAATAACAGGAACAGCTGGCGGTTCTTTCAATGCAGATGCTGGAGTAGTGTTTGTAGATACAGGAAGTTTTAATAGTTCAACTGGTCAAATAGATTTAAGTGCTACTACTATTGATAATCATATTATTACTTACACTGTAGACGGAGTTCAAAGCGGTCAGACTGTAGGTGTTACAGCTGCGCCTTATAGTTCTACCCGTTCATTTTCTTTTGATGGGGTGAACGACTATTTTGAAATACAAAACTCTCCTTTAGACGTTTTAAGTAGTGTAAATCAAATTTCAATTTCATTCTGGTATAACACAAGCGTAACTTCTTTTGGTTTTGTTTTTGGACAAAAAACATCTGCATCTTTTGAGCTTTATAAAAGTTCATCTTGGTTTATGTCTTTATCTGGAAATGTAGTTTTCTCTTCGGGTAATCCTCCAGTCATTTTAAATGAATGGGTAAATGTTATTATAGTAATAGATAAAACACTTTCTACTGGTGGAATAACATTTTATCAAAACAGTGTGTCAGGTGGTAATCAATCCTATATTGGTAATGCTGCTGGTACTCCTAATTTCTTTAATGTTCCTTTAAACATAGGTAGAAGAGCAAATAACACTTATTTCTATACTGGAAACATTGACGAATTTTCAGTTTGGAATACAGCTTTAAGCAGCGATGCAGTCACAGAGATAGCAGCAGGGCCTTCAGAATTAACAAGTTTAACTAATGCGAGTTCAAGCAATTTGAAAGCGTGGTATAAAATGGGAGAATAATGAGTACTGAATTTTACAATAGAAATTTTAGAATGCCAAATTCATTTAATGGCAGTGAAGACAATAACTCAAAGTTTTCAAACTATTCAATGCAGTTTAATAACGATAGAGTTAACCTAACAAGCTCTATTGACTTAGGATTAAATTCTACAGCATCTTTTTGGGTAAATAGTGATGCTTTAGGTTCAGTAATTTTAGGTGAAATCAGTTATGGTAATAATTATTTCATTTATATTGATGGAGCAAACATTTATGTAAATATAACTGGTGTAGGGTTGCCATTTTCACATTCTATGTCAACAGGACAGTGGTATAATATTATAATAGTAAGAGAAGGTAACAGTATTGAAGTTTTTCAAAATAATACATCTTTAGGAACACAAACAGGATTCGGCACAAGTGTAAATACAAAGTTTAATACAATTGGAGCAAAGCCAAATGGAACATTCCTTTTTAGTGGCAAACTTGACCATTTTGCAGCTTTCGATTATGCTCTTTCACAAGCTCAAATAACAGCTTTATATGGTAGCTCAAGCACTGGAGTAGGTAATCCTATGGCTATTACAAATGGAAGAAAGCCAGTAGCATTTTACCCTCTCGGTGATTATTCAGCTTATAACGGAACAGAGTATTTAGTTCCTAATAGTGCTGTTAGTGATTATGTTTTTGAGATTATACCGCAAGGAGATTATATCAACTGTGGGAAAGGAATTGGCAATAGTATTGGTGATAATTACACAGGTGGTTTAACTATCTCTGGTTGGATAAATCCAAACACTACCACAAGTGATGATGGAGTATTCCAGTTCGGTAACTTTACAGGGTATGAAATGGCTTTAGTTCTTAATGCAAGTAAATTTATTTTTTATAATAATGGTCAGAAATTTGCAGTAAGTTACACAAACCCTAACAATGAATGGACAAATTTTGCTTTAACTTTTTTACCTTCTAGCTCTGTTTTTTATGTTAATGGTGTTGTTTCCGCCAACTGGACTTATACAGACTTAGATTTAAATAATTTAGATTTTATTATAGGTTCTTATTATAATGCGGGTTTCAACCTTACTGGAGAAGTGTCAAATTTTTCAGTATTTAACACAGCTTTACCAGCAACAGGAACAGAATCAGTAGCATCTCTATATAACTATGGAACTCCTCCAGACATTAGCTCTTACAGTGGTTTACAAGGTTGGTGGAAGTTAGATGCTTCAGCTACTTTTGACGGCTCTAACTGGTCGATTGAAGACTCAAGTTCTAATTCAAACACTGGAACTTCTAGCGGAATGACAGCTTCTAATTTAGTTCAATCTAATCTTAATATATTAAGTCCTTATAGTAGATACGCTTTAGATTTTGATGGTTCAAATGATTATATAGATTGCGGCAGTGTTTCTGCAATTCCATCTGCTACTGAATTAAGTGTTTCTTTTTGGGCTAACACAGATAGCACTTCACAAAACCAAGTGGTGTTTGGTGATAATTCTTCAGCTCCTATTTTTTCTTTTGAGTACTGGGGTAGTCTTAATAGAATGTATTTTGAATACGGAACAGGAACTTTTGCTTATTTAACTTTAACAGATGTAGTTACTGCTGGAACTTGGCATAATGTTGTATTAGTTTATAATGGAAGTGGAGCAAGCAATACGGATAAAGTTAAAATTTATGTAGATGGAGTTGATAAAAGTTCTTTGCTTACTTATGTTCCTGCTGTTAACGGCATTCCAGCTTCATTAAGTGCTTCTATTGGTGACTTTTGGATAGGTAACGGTCAAAATTATAATCAACCTTTTTATGGCAAACTTTCAAACGCGTCAATCTGGAATACAGCTTTAACATCTGCACAAGTAACAGAAATTTATAATAATGGGCTTCCTTCAAATCTCAAAAATCATAGTTCGTATTCAAATTTAGTTAGCTGGTGGACTTTAGGTGAAAACAGCTCTTTTAATACTAACTGGACTGTAATAGATGAGAAAGGAACTAACAACGGCACAAGTGTAAATATGGCAGAAGATGACTTAGTAAACGGAGTTGGTACGTCTGGAAACGGCATAAGTTCTGGAATGGGTGGAGCAGATAATATAATAGGCGAAGCACCTTACAGCACTTCAAATGCTTTAAGTTATGGAATGGGAGCAGATGCTAAAAGCACTTCAGTACCGAGTTAATAATATTAAATAAATAAAAAAATGAGACAATACGTAGTAATTAATTTAGAGAATACAGACAAAGTAATCTTTTCACAAGTTAATCAAAGCAGCGCACAAACAATGCGAAGGAATTTAGCCAATACTCAAGGTTTATTAAGCTACTCTGTAGAACCTTCATTTATTACAAATGGAAGTTTACCTATAGTAGGAAGTGTTATGAATCAAAGTGAGTGCTTAGAGCTAATGAGTAGCTCAGAATGGAGCGAACCTATGCCAGAATGAAAACAATAAAAATCTTAAAAATGGAAAGTGAATCTTTACTCATTATCGTGAGTAGCTTAGTGGGTGCTTTAGGCATCAAAGAAATTTGGCAAATAATAAAACAGAAAATTGATATTAACGCTAAAAAAGAAGAGCGTGTAGATAATGTTTTCGCTGAACAAATAGATACACTTACTAAAAAGATTGGAGAGCTTGAACATAAGATTGATGAGTTAATTACTGAGAATACTCATCTTAAAGTAAAGATTGTAAAAATGGAAGCTCGATTAATAGCAACAGCTAAAAAAAGAAACGACACTAAACGTTACAAAGATGAGAGAGATTAAAGAAATTCATATACACTGTTCTGCCACAAGAGAGGGACAAGCAATAACAGCAGACACCATTAGAAGATGGCATTTAGATAGAGGTTGGAGCGACATAGGTTACCATTATATAATAGGTCATCAGCAAATAGAATTCGGTAGGCCACTTAAAAGAATTCCAGCATCAGCGAGGTCACATAATTCTAATGCTGCGGCTATATGCTATATTGGTGGTTTAGATGCTAATGGTAAAGCAAAAGACACAAGAACACCAAGACAAAAGGAGTTATTGATTAAGATGATTAAACAACTTAAGCATATTTATCCTGATGCTAAGATTTACGGCCATAGAGATTTATCACCTGATAAAAACAAAGATGGTAAAATTGATGAATTTGAATTTATGAAACAGTGTCCTTGTTTTGATGCAGAAGCTGAATATTTAGAATTTCAACCAAAAGGATTTAAACCAAAAAGCGCAGCAGGTCAAAAAGCTAAAAAGAAAAAAGATGAATAAACAAACTAACTTAGAAGAACTAATTAAGAAAATGGAAAAGTTACCAGTTCCTGAAAGGACTTGTAATATTGATGATGAAACTTGTGAAAGTTGCTCAGGATGAAAAAATTAAAAGATACTAAAATAGGTAAAATACTAAAAAACAAAGCGCCAAAAATACTTGAAATTGCTGGTAATCTTTTACCTGAAAAAGGTATTCTTGGAGTTGTTAAAAACCTCATCGACAGCGAACCAGATTTAAGTTCTGAAGATAAAGCACAACTTCATAAAGAAATACTTGAAGCTTATAAATTAGAAGTAGAAGATAGAGACAGCGCAAGGAAGCGCGAAGTTGAGATTGCTAAAGTTAGAAAGTTTGACTTTATGTTCACTTTAACTGGACTTGTAGGCTTAGGAACTTTTATTTTTTTAGTTTATGCAATTGTATATATTCAAATTCCAGAACATAACGAAAAGACATTTTATACTTTAATTGGTTTAGTTGAAGGAATTACTTTGAGTTTGTTTGGTTATTTCTACGGCTCATCAATTAGAAAAAATTAATTATATTTACTTTTTTTAAAATTTAGTGAATAAAAATAAACATCATTCTAAACGTTATTCAGAATCTAATAAATCAAATCCACGATTTAGACTAAAGCCTGATGAAGCTGATATTATAACACAATACAGGCGCGCTAAATATGAATGTGAACAAGAAGGTTTAGACCCTGAAACATTGCACAGTGGATGGATTAAGAACGAAAACGCTTCATTATATTTTAAGCAACCAAAAAAAGAAGAACAAGATTTAAAAAAATTATGCGAAGATTTAATAAAAGACTTAAAAGAGTATTCACCGAAATACACAAAGATAAAGCACCAAAAGAAAATAGATGGTCATTTATTCTTCTGTTGCCCAAGTGATTTGCACATTGGCAAGCTTTGTAAGAGCTTTGTTTCAGGTTCTGAATATAATTCACAAATAGCAGTTTTAAGAGCTTTAGAAGGCGTAAGAGGTTGTATTGAAAAAGCTAAAGGTTTTCATATTGATGAGGTTGTTTTCTTATTGTCAGGCGATTTATTGCACGTAGATAGCTTGAAGAACACTACAACTGCAGGCACGCCACAAGATACAGACGGATTATTTAGTGACAATTTTATGATTGCTAAACGTTTAATGGTAGAAATCATTGAAATGTTAATGCAGTTAGCTAATGTTAAAATTCTTTTCACTGCTGGTAATCATGACCACGTTACAGGCTTTTTAATGGCTCAAGTATTACAGGCGCATTTTCGATTAAGTAAAAATGTTTCTTTTGATATTGATTTGACTATGCGTAAATATCACAAGTATTACAATAATTTAATTGGTTCTTGTCACGGTGATAAAATTAAGTGGGATTTACTTCCAATGTTAATGGCTGATGAATGTAAGCACTGGAGTAATACTAAATATAGATATATGTTTACGCAGCACGTTCATCACAAGGTAAGTAATAAAGATATGATAGGCTGCACAATAGAAAGTTTACGCAGCCCATCAGAAGCAGATGCTTGGCATCATAAAAGCGGTTATCAATCAAGTAATAATAAAGCAATAGAAAGTTTTATATTTCACAAGCAATTTGGCCAAGTTGCAAGAATAACACATTTATTTTAAGAGTAGAATAATTTTTTTAAAAAAAAGTACCTAAATATTTTGCTATTGTTATAATTATAATTATATTTGAATAATCAAACTTAAAATTTATATTATGAAACAATCAATCAAAACAGAATTAACAGAACATTTAAATGATACTATTGAGTATTTAGATTCAAAAACGCTTGTAGAAAGTTATCTTAATGATGAGATACACTACAAAGCATTTAATGAAGACTATTACATTATCGGATATTATAACGCTGAGCAATGGTTAATAGAACATAATTTAAGTGTTTTTGAAGCTATTTCAATATGTAATGAATTTGAAATTGATAATTACGGAGAAATACAAACAACTTTTGATAATGCTGAAAAGTTAGTGAATAATTTAGTTTACTGGTATGGCTATGAAATATGTAATGAATTAGAATTAAATTAAATATTATGGGAAATTTTAAAACTATATATGTTCACGAAACACATACTATATATGCTGATAGCGGTGAACTTCATCTTTGTACTGAAAATGCTGAAGTTGTATTTAATATGAAAAACCTTTTTAATGATTTACCGCATATTATAGAATACTGCTTAAAAGAGCAAGAAAAAAATAAAAAAAATATTTTATCAGAAATTAAGAAACTTACAAATAAATAATTATATTTATATTTTAAAACCAACAATTATGAAAAGCGACAAATCAAACACTCAAGAAAACAATGACTTCTTAGAAGATTTATTTAATAAAATAGATACACAAAAAATATATAATAAAATAACAAATAAAAACAAATAAAATGAATAGAGAAATAAAATACACAACAAGAACCTTCTATGTAAAGGCAGAAAAAATTGATACACTTGTAGAGTTTCAAGAGAAATGCAGAAACAATGGCAGACGCTCTTATTCTGAAGTATTAGTTGAATTAATGGAAAACTACAATAAAGCTAACTAACTATGCAAGAAGATTTATCAATATATAGATATTACAATGAGCAGCTTGAGTATCACGAAAGATATACAAGACATAATTTTTTAGCACAAAGACTATTAAATATAATAATTCAAGCTAATTGGAATAAAAGAATTTTATGTAATAAAAATTTTGTAATGCAAGATAATGATATTGAAATACATAAAAATAGATTCGGTAGATATATGGCAATAGTTGACACAATAGCTACTGAAATGCAACAGTTAAGAATTAACTATAATGCAAAAAGAATAAATAAAATACAAACTATATTAACTAAAATACAAAACTATGAAAATTAAAGAAATAGCACAAAGATACAATCTAACTAAAGATGATTTTTGGGAACTTAAAAGAGGTGCATCAAGTATGTGGATATTAACTCACGATGCTTGTGAAAAGATAGCAGCAAAAGAAAACATTCAATTTGGCGCGCCAACAGTATTTAGAGACAGCAATCAAGATGTTGCAATGGTAGGAGATGCAAAGCGTGGCAATAAAATTGCTTGGAGTACTGGTGAAGCATCACCAAAAAACTGTAAAGCTCCCTATCCTTTTGCAATGTGCGAAAAGAGATTGAAAGACAGATTAACACTTAAATTAATTAATGCTTATGAATTTGGTATTTATTCAGATGTAGAAGCAGATAACTTCAAAAAGAAAAGCAATGACTGAAGAATACAAAAAACTGTTAAGCCTTCTTAAGAATAAAGAACAAACAGAAAAGCAATGGAATGCAGCACTTAAAAAGTTTTATAAATCTAAAATAGCACAAAATGAAAAAGCATCTTAGTTACAGCGCATTATCACAATTTAAGAAATCACCAAATCATTTACTTGCGTATTGGAATGGAGATATGAAAAGAACTGATGCAATGCAGTTTGGTTCATTATTACATAAATTATTATTACAACCTGAATCATTTGGTGATGACTTTGCAGTTTTTAAAGGCTCAAGAAGAGCTGGAAAAGTTTGGCAAGAATTTAGCAAAACCAACCAAGATAAAACAATTATTAAACAATCTGAATTAGATGCAGCAAATAATATTTTAAATAATGCTATAAACCACGAAGTAGTTAAAACAATGTTAAAAAATGCAACTGATAAAGAACTGCAACTTAATTGGAAACACAAAGGAGTTGATTTTAAAGGCTTTGCAGATTTAATCACTACTTTTGAAGGTAAGCAATGTGTAGTAGATATTAAAACCACTACTGATGCTGGTAATCGTTTTTATAGAGATTTATACTATAATGATTACAAAATGCAATTAGCAATGTACAGTGACCAGTTTGGAAAAGAATGTGATGCTTATATAATAGCAATTGAAACTACAAGCCCATTTAATGTACAAGTTTATAAATTAGATGAAAGTTTGTTATTTAAAGGCTGGATGGATTACGACCATTATACACAAAAATTCACTGAATGGAATGGTAAACCTCAAGGATATAGCAATGCAATTATAGAAGTAGCAACAGAAATAGAAGAAATAATATAAACTAATAAAAATGCCATACAAAAATAAAGAAGACCAAAAAGCAGCAAGTAGAAAACATTATTTAAAAAATAGAGAAAAAGTAATTAAAAGGACTGCTAAATGGAAATTAAATAATCCAGAGAGTAATAGAGAACATTCAAAAAATCATTACTATAAAGAATCCGAAATAGAAGGTATTACTTTAGGAGCTCTTAAAAGAAGAAAATATAGAGCTGTAAATAATTTTAAAATTGAATGTAGTTGTGGCGCAAGTGTTAGTAAGCCTAATATTGCAAGACATTTAAAATCAAAAAAACACTTAGATAATATAATTTAATAGTAATAAAATGCAAAGTGCAAAGTGCAAACCAATAAAAACAAATAACAATGAATAAAGATGAAACAATATACTGCGGAAGCGGTAAAGTAATGAATGAAAAATGGTTAAAAGTAACTATTAATCCTTCAAAGATAGCTGAATACATTCAAGAGTATAACGGCAATAAGTTTATAAAACTTAATGTTAATATTAAACCTGAAGCGGACCAGTATGGAAAAGATGTTAGCATTAGTGTTGACACTTGGAAGCCTCAAGAAAAAGCAGTAAAAGCTACTGCAAGTGAATCTTCAAACGATTTACCCTTTTAATATTGATTATGTACTCAAAGAATTTAAAAAAAGAGGATTGGTTGTTACTATCTCCAAAAATACAACAATTGTTAATTGAAGGAAAATCAATACCTGAAATAGCAAAAGAATTAGATTTACCATATGAGAGATTAGTATACAACTATAAGCCTATTAAGAAAAATTTTAAATATTTTGACACAGTTAATAAAGAAGTAAAAGTGGAAGCGGTTAACGCTGCTTCCTTTACTTTTAATAAGAAATATACAATTGAATCATTAACTGAAGAAGATTTAAAAGGTTACAGAAATTATGAATTAAAACACAAAGCATATTATGAAACAAAATAATAATTTTGAATATGATTTGGAAATTGGTATAAAAGGTGAAAACTTTGTTGCTAAAGCATTATCTGATGTTAAAATAGAAGTTAAAACAGATTTTAAAGCAAAAGACACTGGAAATGTATTTGTAGAGTATGAAAGTAGAAATAAACTAAGCGGAATTTCTAAAACACAATCTAAATGGTATTGCTTTGTAATATCAAATAATAATTTAATATTTATATCAGTAACTAAATTAAAAAAACTATGTAGAAAATATTTAAATACAAATCGCGATGTAAAAGGCGGTGATAATAACACATCTAAAGGTATATTATTGCCATTAGAAGATTTAACCAAACTATAACCAACTAACTATGAAAGAATTACCATACTTTAAATTTTATCCTAATCAATGGATAACAGGCTCAATATCATTTATGGATTTAGATGTACAAGGAGCTTTTCTAAAAGTCTGCTGCTATTATTGGAGCAAAGAATGCAATGTTACAAGAACACAAATAAAGTCTTTAATACCTAAACAATGGAGCTTACTACTTGATTGTGAACTATTTAAGATTGAAGAAGATAATATTAAAATTAAATGGCTTGACGAACAACACAAAGAACGATTAGCAGAACATAAAAGAAATGTTGCTAATGGTCGTAAGGGGGGCTTAAGCACCGCTAAAGCATTAAGAAAAGATAAGAAAAGAAAAGATAATTACGAGAATGACAATCTTTTAAAAGTTAGTGATGAAGTTAAAAAACTACTTGAAAAATGATTTTAGAAGATAAAGCAACAGTTCCTTATTTAAAAGCATTTAAAGAAGGTAGAATAAAAAAAGGTGTTGGTATAGGTTGTATTCTTGATGATTACTTTTTATATAAGAAAGGAAACTTCAATATGTTTCTTGGCTTAGATAATGTTGGTAAAACTAATTTTATCTTGTGGTATTTGACTGCACTAAGTAAATTAAAAGGTAAGAAGTGGTGTATATGGTCAGGAGAAAACAATGCAGGCCAATTAAAAAGAGATATTATACAAATGTGGACAGGTGAAACAATAAATGATTTAAATGAATATTTGTTCTATCACGATGAAATTAGTAAGTATTTTAAATTTGTAGATAATAAAAAACTTTACAATCATAAAGAACTATTAAAGATATTTGAAGAAGAAGATTGTGACGGCTGTTTAATTGACCCTTACACTGGAATAAACCACGATAGAAGAATATCACAATTTGAAAGAAATTATCAAGTATGTAATGATGTTAGAGAGTTTTGCAACAAGACAGGTAAAACAATGTTTATTGCAATGCATCCGCAAACAGAAGCAGCAAGAAGAGTATATCCTCCAGACCATACATTGAATGGACATATACAACCACCAAGAAAAGCCGACTGCGAGGGAGGGCAGGTGTTTCCAAATCGCGTGGACAATCTACTTTGTTTGCACCGCTTAATTTCACACGATAAACTTTGGATGATGACAGAAGTACACGTTTATAAAATTAAAGACAAAGAAACTGGAGGCAAGCCAACAATGTTAGGTGAGCCATTAAGATTCGATTATAATAGTGGATTAGGATTCACAATAGGAGGTAATAACGTATTAAAACAAAAATAATGAAATATAATTATGAAAACATAGACAAGTTTATGGAATATAAAACTTGGAGCGACAAACAGAAGATTGACCAGCTATTACATATTGATTGCAATTTATATGCTAATCTTGGAACTGATTCAACCAAAGAAGAAAAAGAAGAAGTAAAAAGAAAAAGTTTAATAATATATAGATTAATTAAAACGCTTGATAAAAAGCTTGGTGATGAATTTTTATATTCAGAAGATTTAAAAAGATGAATGACTTAGATTATACAATAACAAAAAATAGATTAGAAATATTGCTTTTAAAGGCGCAAGAAGGCTTAAAGAGTGGTAAAGTAACACAATCTAAATTAGATGCAGTAGAAACGTTGCAAAGTAGCTTAAAATTGATTTTAGAGTTAAGAAGTATGTTGGATGAGTTAAATAGAAAAAATACTTTAGTAACTTTACAAAACATAAAAGCTTACAAAGAAACTGCTGAACTTAAAAATAAATTTACTAATTTTAAAAAATGAACAAGATATTTTACTTAATGTTATTATCGCACATCTTATGCTTTATTGCTGGGTGTTGTTTTGTTTTATTATTTAAAACATTTATAGATGATAGAAATGAAAAAAATGCGTTATGAAAAAAAGAACTTTAAATGAGTACAGACAAACAAAAGACACTGTCTATAATAATCCTGATTATCCTGTTGAAAATAGCATTAATTATTTGTGTACTTTATATTCTAATGATGCAGAACTCGGAAAAGAAATCAGAAAACACTTTCAAAAATACAATTAATGTTAAATGCTAATCAAAAAGGAAAACGTTTCGAATTAAGAATTGCAAAAGATTTAGCAAAGAAATTTGATACTAATATAAGAAGAACACCTAACAGCGGTGGACTTTCTATTAAAGGCGACATTCTAACTACAAGCGGAATACTTTCAGAATATAGCTGGGAATGTAAGAATCAAGAAAAGCTTAACATCTGGAAAGCATTACATCAAAGCGAAGGCGATGCAGCAGGAACAAGAAAAACACCTGTTGTAATATTTACAAAGAATTTCGAAAATGATTATGCTGCTTTACGTTATGAAGATTTTGTTAATTTACTTTTAGAACTTGACGAGCTAAGAAATGAAAACAAATGATGTTTTAAACATATTACACAAGCATCAACAAAAGTGGCTTCAAATAGCTTCTAATTTATTATACAGGGAGGATGAACAAGCAGTAAAAGATATTATACAAGAAATGTATTTAAGTATATATACACAATTAGAAGAAGCTAAATTAGAACCGCAACAAGTTATAATAAATGACAAACCACACTATGGAATTATAAAAAGAACTATTCAGCAAATAATACAACACCAAGCTAATAATGACAATAAGATACCAAAAACTGATAATATAGTATTAACAAACATAGCTGAAGAACAAAAAGAAAACATTGAAGAACTAACAACAAAGATTGAAGAAATATTACAAGATATGCACTGGTTTGATAGAAAACTATTTAAACTATATGTTAAGAAATTCAATAGCGTAAGAACACTTGCAAAAGAAACAAAGCTTGGCCACGTTACAGTTTATAACACAATAAATAAATGTAGAAACAATATAAAAAAAAAGTTAAATGAAAAGTAAAGGACTTGGAGACAGTATCGAAAAGATAACTAAAGCAACAGGAATAAAAGCAGCCACAGATTGGGTATTCGATAAGCTTGGTAAAGATTGCGGATGCGATATAAGAAAAGAAAAGCTAAATAAAATGTTTCCTTATAAACAAATTGAATGTTTAAATGAAGCTGAATATATGTTTTTAAAAGCTTTTTTTAAAGTAAATAAATTAATACTATCAGCAAGCGAACAAACTGCATTACTCGAAATACATAATAGAGTATTTAACGATACAAGAAAACCATCTACTTGTGGAAGCTGCGTAAAAGAATTATATAATACAATGAAAAGATTATTTGAAGAATATGAACAAGAAACACAAGCTTAAAAAAGAAGCAGAAGAAAAGCTTTTAGAATACTTAAAACTAAATGAAGATGAAAACAGAGAAAATAAAACTATCGAAAATAAAGAGGAATCCAGACAATCCAAGATTGATAAAGGATAATAAATTTCATAAGCTGGTTAAATCAATAAAAGACTTTCCTGAAATGTTGGAAATAAGGCCAATTGTAGTAAATGAAGATATGGTTGTGCTTGGCGGGAATATGAGATTGAAAGCTTGTCAAGAAGCTGGATTAAAGGAAGTGCCAGTAATACAAGCAGATGAATTATCAGCGGAACAACAACGAGAATTCATAGTAAAGGATAATGTAGGATTTGGTGAATGGGATTGGGATATGATTGCTAATGAATGGGATACAGAAAAGACAAATGAATGGGGATTAGATTTACCATTTAGTGAAGAAGATATAATTGAAATGAACAACCCATTTAATGATGAAACAGAAAATAAATTTGCTACTGAATTAGATAGCGAAAGCAATTATATTGTTTTGAAATTTGACAAAGACATTGATTGGATTCAAGCAAAAACATTATTTGGATTACAGACAGAAACAGCAAGAAGAGCTAATGGAAAAGAATGGAGCAAAGGAATTGGAAGGGTTTTAAATGGAAGTCAAGCAATTAAAAAAATACAAGATGAAAATTAAATATTTTGCACCTTCATATAAAAGACCAGAAAAAAGCATAACACAAAAAAAATATCCTTTTATTAAATTAGTAGTTAAAGAAAGCGAAGCAAAGGAATATATAAAAAACGGAAATGATATTGTAGTTTGCCCAGATTCTGTGCAAGGCAATTTATGTAGAGTAAGAAATTGGATATTAAATAATCTATATGACAATGCAGATTGTATTATAATTATTGATGACGATTGCAGTGGCGTTGGAAGATGGGAAAATCAAGAAAAAAAAATATTTAACAATAATCAATTGCAAGAATTTTGCGAAAACCAAGCAAATGTTTGCAAAGAATTTGGGTTTAAATTTTGGGGGTTAAATTGCGTAACAGATAAAGGTGCTTATAGGGAGTACACGCCTTATGGAACATTACAATATATTGGTGGACCTTTTCAAGCACATTTAAAAAATAAAATTAGATATGATGAAAATCTACCTTTAAAAGAAGATTATGATATAACTTTGCAACATATTAAAAAATATGGTGGATGCTTAAGAATTAACTATGCTCATTATATGGTTAAACAATCAGAACAAGAAGGAGGTTGTGCAGCATATAGAAATTTGGATTTTGAAAAAAGTCAATTTTTTGATTTACAAAAAAAATGGGGAAAAGATATAATTAAAAGAGATAGAACAAGTAAAAAGAGTTTTGACTTTAACCCAATATTAAAAGTACCAATTAAAGGAATATAAAATGGCAAATGAAGATAATATAAAGAAACACGAATTTAAAAAAGGACAAAGTGGTAATCCTAAAGGCAGACCAAAAGGTTCTTTAAATAGAAGCACAATAGCAAGAAGATGGTTGGAAGCAACAAGAAAAGGAAAGAATCCTTTAACTGGTAAAGATGAGGTTTTAACACAAGAAGATGTTATTACATTAGCTTTAATTAGAAAGGCTATAGATGGCGATGTATCAGCGTATAAAGCATTAATGGATTCAGGCTATGGAACTGCTAAAGATACTATTGATATAAATACTAATGAAGTTGGAATTGATTTTGATGAGTTACTTGCTGCAATGAAAAAGAATGATAAACGATAAATTCTTAATATTAAGCAATCTAACAAGATATTTTATTTATACAGGCGGTAGAGGTTCTGGAAAATCTTTTGCAGTATCTACGCTTGCTTTATTGTTAACTGTATCTAATGAACCGCACAAGATATTATTTACAAGATATACTTTGCGTTCGGCTGCTATTTCTATTATTCCAGAATTTAAAGAAAAGATTGATTTATTAAATTACAATCATCTATTTCATATAACAAAGGATGAGATAGTATGTAAAGAAACAGGAAGCAAGATATTGTTTAGAGGTATTAAAACCTCATCTGGAGACCAGACTGCAAATCTAAAATCATTGCAAGGTATTACAACTTGGATAATAGATGAAGCAGAAGAAATGGTTGATGAAGATATATTTGACAAGATAGATTTATCAGTAAGGCAACAAGGCTCAAGAAATAGAGTGATAATGATAATGAATCCAGCAACTAAAGAACATTGGATATATCAAAGGTTTTTTGAGATTAGAGGTGTTGAAGCAGGTAGTAATTTAATCAAAGGTAATACAAGTTATTGCCATACAACCTATTTAGATAATATAGAAAATTTATCAGCAAGTTACATTGAGCAGATAAATGAAATGAAACAAAGAAGGCCTGAAAGATATAAGCACACTATTGAAGGAGCTTGGCTTGATAAAGCAGAAGGTGTTATATTTAACAATTGGAGCATTGGAGAATTTAAGCAAGTAGGTAAAATTGTATTTGGCCAAGATTATGGATTTAGCAATGACCCAAGCACACTACTTAAAACAAGTATAGATAAACAAAATAAGATTATTTATGTTCAATTATGTTTCTACCAACCTAAACTAACTACAAGTGAAATATCAGTATTAAATAAAAAGTTTGCTGCTAATAATTTAATTGTAGGTGATTCAGCAGAACCAAGATTAATAAATGAATTAAGCAAAGATTGTAATATAGTACCTGCTATTAAAGGACAAGGTTCTATAACATTTGGTATTAGCTTGCTTCAAGATTATGATTTAGTAATTACTGAAGATAGTACAGATTTAATTAAAGAGCTTAACAATTATTGTTGGTTGGAAAAGAAAAGCCAAACACCAGTTGACAATTTTAACCACGCTATTGATGCTTTGAGATATGCAGTAAGTTATCAGTTGCAGAATCCAAATTTAGGTGAATATCATTTCTATTAGCCCCGCTTAAGCACCCCTTAAGCATTAAGATAAGAAAAGATAAGATAAGATAAAGAGTAAAAAAAAGTTGTAAAATGTTTTGTATTTAATTAATTATAATTATATTTGACCACAACAAAGAATTAACTTCGACGAAAATTCTTGTATAATAAGTTTTATAAATCTGGCATCGTAAGAAGCTTAATTGCGAAGTAGAGTAAGTCCAGAACGCATTTAAAAGTAGACCGCGAAATTTACTTTTTAAAGATTTGGAGTAATTCTCAGGAGTTGCTCC